ACACAAAAAAAATTGAATACTTTTTTCATAAATTTTATTAGAAACAATTTAAAGAGATAAGTGAGTATAAACGATGAAGTTTCTAATCTTTGACACCGAGACAACGGGTCTTCCCCCAAAAGACGCAAAGAACGTTTCCTTGGTCAATTTCCATCAATGGCCTCGGGTCGTGTCGTTGAGTTTTATCGTTTATGACTCCGACACGAAATTTATCAAATTATTTGATAAGATTGTGCGGTTGCCAGACGATGTTGAGATGACGGAAGAAACCGTGGCGTTACATGGCATTACAAAAGAAATGTCGCTAAACCAGGGTGTTCCCATTTTGGATGTGCTGAATGAGTTTTTGGAGCAATATTACTTTGCGGACGTTGTCGTCGGGCATAATGTACAATTTGATGTAAATATGGTTATGTCGGAGTTGTATAGAGTGGGTGCGGACTCATTTTGTAATGAGGGTCAAATTCAAACATATATTCAACACTTGGCGATTGATTTGAGAACAAGAAACAGTAAAATTTATTGCACGATGAAAGCAGGCAAGGACATTTGCGCGATTAAGGCGATGGATAAACTCGGGAAGGCGTACATTAAGTCGCCAAGGTTGATTGAATTGTATCGTCAACTGTATGGAGAAAATGACCAAACAACAGGTTATAAATTGGCAGTAAACAAGTTACACAACTCGTTGATTGATGTGTTGACAACCCTTCGGTGTTTTTACCAAATACAACACAATGTAGATATTTGTAGAGAGGATACGTCGATAGGGGAATTGTGGTTGCTGACAATGCGCTAGTCCACTTTTAAAAAAAGTGGAGCAAAATTCAAACGCTTTTAAACTTAAACAGTAAAAATTTTAAAAAATCCGCATCATTATTTTTAACATTTGTTTTGCTCCACTTTTTCAAAAGTGGATAAAGTGGATTTGTTTTGCTCCACTTTTTCAAAAGTGGATAAAGTGGATAAAGTGAATAAAAAATTGAAACGAAAAATCGTTTTTTTCGTTTTAATACAAATCTCAACTTATATAACAACGTACAAACGGAAAATATGGCGCAATACAATCCATTGGAAATTCGTTATTTAGATAATGGTAAATATTACTCGTATGACGACGAGTTGTATCATAAAACATTCCCCGAGGAATGGGCAACTAGTCACGAACTTGAAACGGGACCAAAGTCGTGCAATAATTGTCAGACCTATGGTCATTGGAATGGTGTATTTATTGGATACTGTGCGAATTGCGCAGACTTTGTTTATGAAGGAAGTCGCGGACGCGGTTTCATTGATTCAGGAATAGAAAATGAAGAAAATTCAAGATATGTTTCTGCGTTTGATACATATCTTAAAAATGTCAACTTGGACGAGGTAGGCGATATAGACTTTTGTGACTCAGGTAATCTTCATGAAAGACAATTGGAACTTGCTTATTTTGAAAAGTTACAAGACTTTTGCGAAAGAAACGAAGACAATGTTTGTTCATGTTTGAAGGAATATGGAATGTGTAAAAGTTGTGGTTATGACAACGAAGATGATGAAAAATGGCGTTTTTATAGTGAAAATTTGACAAACCACGAAGAACTGATAGACGAAGGATTAGATTTTGTAACTTGGGAAATAGATAGAAAACCACGTTAGAAAGGTTTCAAAATTAACTCACTCCGACTGTTATTTAGTAAAAATTAAAAAAGTCCACTTTTTTCTAAAAGTGAAGTGAGATTTTGCTCCACTTTTTTCTAAAAGTGAAGTGAGATTTTGCTCCACTTTTTCTAAAAGTGGACTACGCGCTACAAGACTCACAAATATCCTCATCTTGTTCTGTTCCTCCCGTATGACTCGCCTTCTCTGGTTCAATAGAAAACATTTGTGCTTGATGTTTCGCTTTTCTTCTCAAATAATAAATCCCCGTTTTCAACCCTTTTTTCCATGAATAAAAATGCATCGATGTGAGTGTGTTGTAATTCGGGTCTTCTAACCATAAATTTAAACTTTGACTTTGACATATAAACGCCCCACGGTCAGCACTCATATCAATCAAATGTTTCATCGGAATTTCCCAAACAATCTTGTACTTATTACGCACGTGTTCAGGCAACATACTCAAATGTTGGATACTTCCCTTGTTCGCAATGATATTATTTTTTAGTTGGTCATTCCATACTCCTAGTTCAATCAAATCCTTCATCAAGTATTTATTCGGTAGAATGAACTCTCCTGCCAATGTTCGTCTACTATAAATATTACTTGTCAATGGTTCAAAACATTCATTATAACCCAAAATTTGAGATGTACTCGCCGTAGGCATTGGCGCCAACAACAACGAATTACGAATACCCCATTTCACAATGGACTCTTTCAACGCCGTCCAGTCATAGCGTTCATTGGATGGGTCAATGTTCCACATATCGAATTGTAAAACACCACGAGAGACAGGGGAACCTTCAAAAGAACTATATGCACCCGCATGGTCTGGTGTTAGATTCAAAACTTCCGCAACATTGATATTCATAGCATTGGTCTTACTTGTAAAAACCACGTTTTTATCTGGCAGCATTTTTTTCAGTTCAGGGAGTTGATGAAAATTTTTTGCAATTTCTTGTGATTCACGCATAGACGCGTTACGTTCAATAGCAATTTCATTACTGCGTTTCAGCGCACCATGATAAATTGTTTCAAAAATATACTTGTTGATGGTTTTCGCGTCTTCACTATGAAATGCGATATCCATCATAATAAATGCGTCAGCGAGTCCTTGAACTCCAATACCAATAGGTCGGTGCAACATATTACTTCGGCGGGTTTTTGGCGTTGGATAAAAATTCACATCAATAATCTTATTCAAGTTCGTTGTGATGACTTTGGTCACTTCATGTAATTTGTCATAGTCAAATGACTTGTCATCACGAACAAATGCGGGAAGGGCAATACTTGCCAAGTTACACACGGCAGTCTCGTTTTCATCAGAGTATTCAATAATTTCCGTGCATAAATTACTGCTTTTGATAACGCCCAAATTTTGTTGATTCGATTTTTTATTGGCAGCGTCTTTGAATAAGAGATATGGTGTTCCAGTCTCCATTTGTGCATCCAGTATCTTGAACCATAAATCGCGGGCTTGTACAACCTTGCGCCATTTTCCTTCATTCTCATATTGTTCATATAAAGCGTTGAATTCTTCACCAACCGCACTTGCTAATCCAGGGCATTCATTTGGGCAAAAAAGACACCATGATTTGTTTTCCTTTACGCGTTCCATAAAAAGGTCGCAAATCCAGAGTGCGTAAAAAAGGTCACGCGCTCTCATCTCTTCGTCTCCGTGGTTTTTTTTCATATCTAAAAAGTCTTCGATATCGGGATGCCAGGGTTCCAAATAGATGGCGAATGAACCATTGCGTTTTCCGCCTTGATTGATGAAGCGAGCAGTGTCATTGAAAACCTTCAACATGGGGACAATTCCGGTGGATTTTCCATTGGTGCCACGAATAAGAGACCCCGTTGCGCGAATGTTATGGATATGGAGACCAACTCCGCCCGACCACTTGGATATTCGAGCACAATCCTTTAGCGTGTCATAAATGCCATCCAAACTATCGTCTTCCATGGCGATTAAATAACAAGAACTCATTTGGGGTCTCGGAGTTCCCGCGTTGAATAAAGTTGGGGTTGCGTGTGTGAAGTATTTTTGCGACATGAGGTCATATGTTTCTTTCACGGCGGTTAGGTCGTCACCATGAATACCGATGGCCACACGCAACCACATGTGTTGGGGGCGTTCAACAATTTCGTCCTTGACCTTGAAAAGATAGGAGCGTTCTAGGGTTTTAAAACCGAAATAATCAATCAAGTAATCTCGTTGATAGTCAATCATGTTTTCTAGGACATCGCGGTTTTCTGAAACGACATTCCATAACTGGTCGGATACAATCGGGGATTGTTGACCATGTACGTCGCTAAAATGATAAAGACGATGGATGACCTCGTAAAAAGAGGCAGATGTATTTTTTTGATGATTGCTTATGACGATGCGTCCGGCCAAGACGCCGTAATCCGGATGTTGTGTAGAAAGGGACGCGCACTGTTCAGCAGTGAGTTCATCAATTTTTGTAGTGGGAATGGTGTCGTACAACTGGTCAATGACTTTGATGACAAGGGAGGAATAATTGATTTGGATTTGAACTTCTTGACCAATTTTTTTGATGCGATTTAGGATTTTATCAAATGCGACGTCTTCCAAGAGACCATTTCTTTTCGTAACACGCATTTCGTTGTTGTTCATGTTGTGTGTCTATAGTAAGATAAAGGGAAGATTTTAAACCCTTTTTAAATACCCTTTTACTTTTGAAAAAATATATGGTAATATTATAATGCCGAGATATGCGACAAAAGTTAAACGCGTTAAACGCGGAACAAAGGGCAAAAGAACGCGTAGAAATGTTCGAGGAAAAAAGAGAACCGTAATACGCCGACCACGAAAGTATATGCGTGGTGGGTGTAGTCACAGAACAGATGGGACGGATTGTCCATTATGTCGTGTCCAAAAAGGTAACGTTTTTATTGGAAGTGAAGAAGGTCAACGATTGCGAAATGGAAACTTGAATTCTTTACAAATGAAACCTCCTTCGTTAAACGCAACCGAATACAACGACGCTTCTTTACGAGCAGCGCAAAGTATTCCACGCGCTGACCCTGGTAGTGCTGGAGATTACGGTTTTACTCTTGACCCCGAATATTGGAAAGAGCAATAGTATTATCTAAAATTTATACATATGTATATTATAGCATATGTATAAAGGCAAAACAGCAATCATATTTTTATTTGTCATAATGACTTTAGGCGTCGCCGTTTCTCTCGCGTTTAATTTAGAGGGATTCACACAACGCACCAACAGTTTAGAAAATGCTGGAAAATATCCCGAAAGCGATATCTACCCTTTATTGAATAGTTATCCGTATACTGGCGCTAAATATGTTAGTGGTAATGGAGAAAACAATATATGGTGGCATTACCCCATTTTCCCAGTTGGTTCATACGCACAAATCACAAATAACTTGAAATATCAACGCAACCCAGATAACGGCGATTGTTCGCGCGCAGAGTTTTGCGGAGCACTTTACAAGGACAACCAAGAAAAAACAAATTACGCCGAGGTTTTGCCTCCGACACCACCAACGTCTAGCGAAGAAACGCGTGTCAATTATTATAACTCAAATAAGAATTTATTTTTGGGGCATCAGTCCAACGGACTTCCCATTTTGCCGTAAAAAAGTATTGTGTTATTATAAAGAATGAGTTATGATAGAAGACAATTCAGAAGCGGGTTAAGAGAAGCAATGTCTAATTATTATTATAATGAGGGTGACCCTGACGAAGAAACTGACCCTGACGAAGAAACTGACCCTCACGAAGAAACTGAATATGATCATTACCCACACGAAGAAACCGACCATGATTGGTACGAAGAAAGTAATGACGGAAGCAACTATGAGGATGAAAACGATGACGATATACCAAAGACACCAACCGACAACAGTGATATAGACTTGAACGATTTAGTTGAAAAATCAATAAAAGACCGTGTTTTCTCTCAAAGCGTAGACTTTACAGATAAAAATTTTACAGGAACTACTTTTGAAAATGTAACGTTTTTAAAAGCAGTGTTTACGAAAACAACAATTTTTGAAAATACAAAATTTGTGAATTGTAACTTGGTGAATGCGATTTTTAATGATAAAACGTCTCAAGAAAAAATGAAATTAAAAAATGTTGAAATGACGGGTTGCAATTTTAAAAATTCAACATTCAATCTTTGTATATTCGAAAATCTTATAGTATCTAGTTCGTCTTTAGTTGATGAAATCAGTTTGGATGAGTCAACCGCAAGATTTTATAAAAACTTTTCATACGCAACATTTAAACATTGTGAATTTAATAATTTTAAAATAAACAAAAGCAATTTTTCGTCGACATTGTTTGATAAATGTCAATTTTTAGATTTTGAAATTTTGAGTTGCGATTTTTCAAATTCTAAATTTAAAGGGAGTCCTGATTTTACAAAAGTTTCACAGTTTTCAAAAAATAAAATTGAAGATACGATTTTTGTATATTCTGGTTTAGAAGGTGCAAATTTTAAAGGAATGTTTCTAAAAAATGTAGATTTTGACTGGACTAGATTGAAAAACACTAATTTTAATAGTTGTGTATTAAACCATGTAAATTATGGAAACACTGACTTAACAGAAGCCAAATTTATATGGGCAACAATAATAGACGCATCATTTTTCAAGTCTACATTAGAGAAAACCAAGTTTAAATATATCAATCCACACAAGGAACAAAAATTTATTGATTTTACAGAAACCGATTTAACTGGGGCAGATTTTTCGAATTCAACTTTACAAAGGTTCAATTTTGAAAAAGCCAAATTAATAGAAACTAGTTTTGAAAAATCAACGTTAAAAAATGTGAATTTTGAAAAAGCAACTTTATTATATGTAGACTTTCAAGATACAGTTTTTGACAATGTTAATTTTGATGGTTCTACCTTAGAAGAATTAAAAATAGAAGAAGTAGATGGAGAAAAACGACTCCCTGACGTTTATTTGGAAGAATACACAATAAAAGAATACATTGAAGAAGATGAAGAAGATAACATAGTTTTAAAATCTGATAAAATGATTATTTTGACAAAAAAAAGTATTTTGAAAAATTTTATAAACTATCGTGATTGCGATAATGGAATTGTATATATTTGTAAACAAGAATATAATAACAGTTTAAGAATTACAAAAAATCAACTGAAAGATGAAACCGAAACCCCATATTTGAATATGAAACGACTTGGACTATTTGGGGGACTTGTTTCAGTAAAAGAAGTTGAATATATCATAAACAGTTGTAAACGTTGTTTTACAATGGAAAGAATAGAAGGGAATGACGCACCTAGTGTTGTCAGTTTTTCTGTTTATAGACCAGAATGTAGCCAGAATGTTGTGTCACGTTCTCATTGTCAACCCGGACTGAGACAAGGCGTTTATAAAATAAAACCTTTCAAACCAAAGTTTGTCACGAGCAAACAATTAGAAACATCGCCTAAAACCCCTCGTTTAGTTTCCTCTCTTGGAAAAGATGAAGTATCGCGACCTCAAAGAACGCCTCCAAGAACACAAAGAAC